TACATGGTGTTTTCTGTCTCAAGTAGGGTGGCGCCATACATGCGGGCGGCGCCGGTGCTAACGTTGAATTTGACAAGAGCATCATCCTGCTTCCACATCAAAGTCATTGTAGCCTCGGTGACTTTTGATATAGCGCTGTGAGCTATATTCGCGGCTGTGAATGTACGGTTAAAGGAATCAACCATTCCCTGCATGCCGCCTGGTTGAGTTAACTTGTGGAAGATGGATTGCTTCCACTTGTCACTGACGCCGGTCAGAGTAGCAAAGTGGTCGTCCATAGCTTTCGCGGTGGCCTGGGTATTCTCGAGGGCTCGGAGTTGTCTAGCTGCGTCTTCGTCGCCAAGCTTTGCAAGCTTCGTGAGACGAATCTCCTCCTGTTCATACTGGTTTATTTGAATCTCACGTATGTCGGTGAGGATTTTCCCAGTTGCTTCTAGATGCTTATTATATTCGCCTTGCTTGGCGATGAAATCGTCAATACTATCTGCTGCATCTTTATTTGGATCATCTGCTGCCATTTAAAAAAAATTCCCGTATCTTATTTAAAAGGCCACTTTAAACCTGTCGCTTTTTCAAAGCCTTGTATAGCGCGTTGAAGAGTTGTTTTAGATTTAAAAGTATCCGGATGATCTAATCCGTTTTGTTTAATGGCTTCGATATAAGACTTTTCATTTCCCAAGGCTCGGGCGAATGCAGTAACATCGCTCCTGCGTCCTGAAACGTTGTATAGACTACTCAGGCTATTGCCCGAGAGATGTCCTCCAGGTTGACGCAATAAGTATCCCATTAATAACTTTACTGCACTGCCGAACATGCTGACAAAACTCTCATTGATCTGATTCTTTTTAAGTTCTTCAAAATCAATTTCAATCTTTACAATTTTATCTTCGTTTAACATATTTTCCAAAATACGCACCCCTTTACATTAAATAGTTTATAAATAAAATAAAAGCCGAAAACTCGGTGACGAGAATCGGCCTATCTGTTCCTGGAAGCTTCGTCCGTTTGTTTCTTTTCTTGCTCGAATTGTTTCACCAAACGATTAAGAAACCAACGACGTATTTGAACAGGCAAACTGTATGCCTCAAAAAAGGACCAGCCTCCGTGATATTTCATTAAAAAAAGCTCTTCGTAAACGCTTTCTATGTATTTATCACTTAGGCCAAAAGAATTCCGCATTAAGCGGAACCTCCATTTCATCTTCGTAAGTACAAGAGGAGCACTCAAAGGCTTGCTTCAAACTAATGTTTGGCAAGCACTCAGCATATGTGTTCCTCAAGTATTGAGAGTCTTTCGCTGGAAGATGTTCCACTAGTGACTCTATTGTCGATCGGTCTGTTCTTCCCGATACTGAGACAATGATCATTTTTAACATATCGGTGAGAGAACTATCTACGGAATCTTTTGACTTATTGGTAGCTAACCTAGTCAAATAACTTTCTGCTTTGCCAGTAAGCATTCGGACTTCCACATCTAACCCCATTATTGGCAGTGCCAACAACAGCGTTCCGGTAGGAGTAATCTTCACTTCGGATTCCCCCGAGAGGCCTCCCTCTGTTATGGTTTGCTGTGTCAAGTCAAAAGTAAATTTATTAACTGTCAAACAATTAGGACACGTAACCTGAGTTGTATAATCGTCTCCATAACCAGTAACTCTGGCTGCTATCAAAATAGCATTGCGATCACCAACGTATAAATCCTCCACTTTAATGGCCTTGTCCTTAATAACGCTTTGCATAAACCTATCAAGTGCCAGCCCTTTCTTTAAAAGAGACTTGGAGGACAATATATCTTCCTCCTTGGCGGTCATATGCTTGATCTCAATATGTTCTTTGTTGTAGAGGGGGTGCCCCTCTGGATAGAAAATTCCCCTGGTTGGCAGTTCAACAAACTCAGATGGAGTCTCGAATATAAGCGGACTATCGCCGCCTACGAGAGCAGAGGTTGCAACAGGATCGCTCGCTGCTACCTCCTTTTTTCGACCTAAACGGTCTTTGTTTCTAGACAATATTCACCTCTCTGTTTAATAGTCTATTAATCTAATGTTCCGGGCTTGAAAAATGCCTTTCCGTCTGCATCAGTTCCGGCAGGAGTTTTGAGTCCTGTGTTGGAGGCATTAGAAGTCTCTAAGGTAGCCCAATCGTATCTAATTGTAAGCTTAACTTCTGTGAGCTTGTCATCTTCGTAACTCAAATCTCCATATTCAACTTTTTGGAGCCAAGCATTTTCCAAAGTCCATTTCTCCAGGGCATCACCGACAGAATCAATCTGCTTGATGATGCAGCCGCCTAGCGCGCGAACGCCGGCATCTTTGGAAATTGAAGTTGTATCGTTAACGTCCTTGGGGGGGGTATAGCCGGATGCTCGGAGGATTGCTGCGGTATTCGCGGCAGCATCTGGTGATACTGGGTCCACCAATGTGACGGTCACAGTATTCCATTCGGTACTTCCGGGATAGTAAAATGTGTGGTTCAGGAACTTATGAGAAGCTTCCTTTACCTCAACCGAGGGTTTCGTGACCCCCTTGGCGTACCACGTTGCACCATTCTCCATAGAATTCAGTTGCACCAGAAACCTAAACGCCCTTTTCGGATCTTTATTGGTTGCGTCTGTCCAAAATGCCATTGTTTTAAAACTCCTTTATGGCTTTCTCAGCCTTATACATTCTTAACTAGTAGTAAATCTCTTTTTAGTCATCAAAAGATGCACCCGATCTCGTGATTACGAAATCAACCGCGATGAATTCGATCGACCGTGCAGGCTTCAAGAATATTTTCGCATACATAATGTTCTGATCCACCAAGTCTGGGGTGGTCGTAGTGTTGTCCAAGATGACGCGGAATTCGGTGAGGCCAAGTTCGGTTTGAATGCTCGCCAAGAATGGATTAACTTTACTCGTAAATCTATCCCAAGTTACCTGAACATTCTGATCAAAAAGCAGCGTGGCCGCAATTCTAGAAACTTCTTTCTTGATGTAGATCATCAGCCTTCTTACGTTAATCCTATCAAGAGCGGATCGAGTAGTTTGAAGCGTCTTTTGTCCGAAAACAACGATACCCTCAGATGGGAACGAAGCAATGGGATTAATGTTTGCTGTATACAGTGTGTCTCTCTCTTTGGACGTAAGTTTATATGTTAGCCCAGTTACTGGAATTCCTGCCGAGCCTTCTGTGAGGCCTCCGCGATTAAAACCAGCTGGTGCGAACCACAATTTAGATCGAGCCTCAGAATTTGCCATCACGCCGAGGGCCACTATTGATGGTGGTGCCCACAATCGGCGTGCGTTGATGGTATCTCTGATCTGAACCCACGGATAGTAGGTGCAGGCATATGAAGAGTTTAGGCCACGGGCCCTAAGCGTATTAACGCACGTATCGGGAGTTTGAATCCTGTCTTTGAACGAATCCGTAGTTTCAGTGAAGGGAACATAAACATCCTGTAAGTCAAGGACTGCCAGTGAGTCTGCGCGGACTTCACAAACACTTATCATTTGTTGTGTCAATTTCGCATTCGTCAAGCCTGGGATTGCCAGCAAATTAAATTCAATGACTTCCGGGTCAGCTACGGTATTCAGGGCTTGCTGTATCGTATTAACAGCATAATTAGTAAATTCTGTTGTTTCTTCCATTCCGGAATTTCTAAATGGTTCGATCTCTTTAATGTTCAAGCCATCGAAACCATTGTAAAGCGGTGAAGTAAAGCTATTATAGCCTGCATCTAGAATCTTTTCATAATCTCCGCCAACTGCCGTAGCAGATGTCCCGTCGTTTCGGGAGCCAGATGACCAATAAGCGGTAGTTGCGCTACCAGTTATAATATCGTCAAGCGTGAATCGCCAACTATAGTCCAAGGTGCCTTCAAGAGCATTTGGAAAGGCAGTTAAAAGATCGCCCCAACCACGGTCGAATGCGGTGCTTCCGTTACTGGATATGCGTGTCGAGCTTTGGGCGCCGAAGAAGGCATCTTGTGGATTTCCTATTCCGCCATCAGAAGCTGAGACTCTACATGTTGTTC